AATGCGGTGCAGGCGCCCAGCATGGCCGGCGACTTCGCGTCTGCCAATCCGCGCGCAACCCTGCTTTCGAGCGTCGATTACAATAGCGCCGGCTTCCGGGCTGGGCCGAATGGCCTCACCATCGGCCTGTTCGCATGGCTCGATCCCGCCACCTACACCTTCGCCAGCAACAGCGGCGCGGGCGCTCCCAATGGCTTCGTGCATCGCGAGGCCCAAGGACTGATCACCACATACCTGACCGAATATGGCTATACTATCCCGGCTGGGTTCGGCTGCTCCTGCATCTTTGACAGCGGCGACTTCTTCGTCGTGAACAACGGCACGACCGAGGCGGCACCCGGCATGAAGGCGTACGCCAATAATACCACGGGCGTTGCGACCTTCGCCGCTACTGGATCGCCAACCACCTCGGGCGTCTCGGCATCGACCGCCACTATCGCGGCGGAAACCGGCGCCTTCACCGGCTCGATTGCCGATAACGTTCTGCCGGCTACGGCGGGCGGCACCGGCCCGGCGGTCCCGGGCAGCGTGATCACCGGCAGCGGCATCGCCGCCGGCACGATGATCACCGCCCAGTTGACCAGCACAGCGAGCGGGGGCGCCCTGAGCAGCACCGGCACCTACAGCGTAACGCCGCGCGACCAGACCTTCGCCAGCGGATCGATCACATCCGCCTATGGTCTGTTCGCCCCCGGCACGCTCGCCAGCGGCGCTTTCGCGGTCGGTCAGACCCTGAGCGGCAGCGGCGTCACCACCGGCACCTACATCACCGCGGCGAGCGCGACGGCCGGCGATTGGATCGTGACGCCGAGTCAGACCGCCAACAGCGAGACCATCACCGGCTACAGCAACACCGAAACGTCTTGGTACTGCCGCTCGTTTGGCGCTGTGGGCGATGTCGTCAAGATCAGCTCTCGGGCAATGGGGTAACGCACATGCGCGCACGCAATCCTGAACTGACCCAGCTCGCAGAGCGCGCCGGGATCGTTTTCGACTCCGCCATTGACTTCCTGCCACGCATGCAGGCGATGGACGAGGCGGGAAAACCCAAGGCCGGCAGTTATGGCGCCCTCGATGGTCCCAAGGTCCAGCTTGCCATGGACGAGATGGCGATGGATGCGCCGGTCTATAACCAGCCGCAACCCGTCACGTCGCCGAACGCAGCCATTCCGGCGTTCCTGACTACTTACCTTGATCCCAAATTGATCGAGGTGCTGTTGACCCCGCTCAAGAGCGAGGAAATCTATGGCACAGTGAAGAAGGGCGATTGGCTGACCGAAACGGCGATGTTTGCCTTGGTCGAGCCGACCGGCGAGGTCGCGACATATGGCGACTTCAACCAGTCCGGTCGATCGAGCGCCAATGTCAACTATCCCCAGCGCCAATCCTATCTGTACCAGACCATGACGGAATGGGGCGAGCGGGAACTGGAGCGGATGGGACTCGGCAAGGTCGATTGGGCGGCCCGACTGAACATCAGCAGCGCCAACACGCTCAACCGCTTCGCCAACCTGATCAACTTCTTCGGCGTCAGCGGACTTCAGAATTACGGCGGCCTGAACGATCCGAGCCTTTCCGCCGCGCTCACGCCCGCCACGAAGGCGGCCGGCGGGACGGGTTGGCAGAAGGCGCTGCCGACCGAAATCCTGGCCGATATCCAGGCCATGTTTGCTCAGTTGCAGATTCAGACCGGCAGCAACCTGGAACTCGATGCCCCGATGACGCTGGCCTTGCACAGCATTTCGGAACTCTATCTGGCGAACACCAATTCCTTCGGTCTCACCGCCATGGAGATGGTCCGCAAGGTGTTCCCGCGGATGAAGGTCGTCAATGCGGTGCAGTATCTGAGTGACACCACGTACTCTGCTCAGTTGATCGTCGAGGACATCGAAGGCCAGCGGACCTGCGAGTCGGCCTTCAACGAGAAAATGCGGGCGCATCGGATCGTCATGGATACGTCATCCTTCCGCCAGAAGAAGACGGCGGGCGGCTGGGGCACGATCATCTATCGCCCGGTCGGCATCGTCAGCATATCGGGGCTGTGACATGGCGAACAACGGAATGATCCTGATCGCCTGCAAGGCCCCCAATGGTGTCGTGCTGAACCTCGATCGCTATGAGGCAATCGGCGACAAGGGCGTGATTCGGCGCCTGGCCGGCGAAACCACAGTTACGCTCAAGGGCTGGGCGCGGCCGTGGGGGGCTCCGGACACCACTGAGGGCGGCTATGCGCTGACGCCGGTTCCCGCCGAGTTCTGGGAGGCGTGGCTGCAAACGCACGCCGATTCGCCGCTTCTCAAAGACAAGATCATTCTGCCGCCGCACAAGGATGCGCGTGCCCAGGCGGTTGATTTTGCCGAGGTGCCGCAGATGAATCGCCCGGCGCGGGTTGGCGATGTGCCGGGTGTCGAGGCCGGAAAGGTTGCCTGATGTCGGGTTGCGCCGGAATCGTCACCTTCAACTATACGATCTGGGCGCTGCGTTACCCGGAGTTGGCGAGGTCTGTCGATATGCCGACCGCTCTGGGCTATTTCGATCAGGCATGTCTTTTCCTCGATAACTCGCCATGCAGTCCGGTTCGCGATGTCGGCCGCCGCGCCATCATTCTTGGCATGATCACCAGTCACGTCGCGGCATTGCTGGCGACCATCAATGGCCAGCCGGCATCGCCGCTAGTGGGTCGCATCGCCAGCGCGGCCGAGGGGTCGGTCAATGTCTCGACTGACTTGGCGGTTCCCGGCTCGGCGGCGTGGTGGGCACAGACGAAGTATGGCCTGCTGGCCTGGCAGGCGCTGGCCCCCTATCGGACGGCGCTTTATGTCATGGCTCCGCAGGTGCCGCTTGCCGCGCAGAGCTTCCCCTTCATTCTTGGGAGGGGCGGCGCATGGCCGGGATGAAGGGCGGCGACCGCCTGATGGCGCGGCTCCAGGGCATCGCGGATCGTATGCAGACGGCCGGAGCGTCGCCGAGCGTCAAGGTCGGCTTCCTGGCCGGCGCCACCTATCCGGATGGAACCCCGATCGCCTATGTGGCGGCCATCAATGAGTTCGGCGCCACGATCCCGCGTGAGGCCGGCGAGGTGACGATCTACCGGAAGGTAGCGGCGGCGGGCACCCATTTCCTGCGCCAAGGCCGCTTCGTCGCACGCAAGGACGCCAATTTCGCCAGCACACATGCCCATGGTGCCTACACGATCACGATCCCGCCGCGGCCGTTCTTCCGCACCATGATCAAGGAGCGCGCGAAAACGTGGCCGGCGGCAATCGAGGCAAACCTCAGGGCGACGGCCTTTGATGCCGCCAAGACGCTGACCCTGATGGGCGAGATCATCAAAGGCCAGTTGCAGCAGGCCATCCAGGACTTCCGCGTGCCCGGCAACGCGCCCTCGACGATCCGAAAAAAGGGATTCGATAAGCCGCTGGTCCACACCCGAGTCATGTGGCGCAGCGTGGACTTCAAAATCTCGACATGAACGGGGTGATAGCATGACCAATACGGTATTCTGGACGGCCAAGGGCGATGTGCCGATCGGACTGACGCCAACCAATCTAGACGGGGTAACGATCGGTGCAACGACACCGGCCCCAGTCTCGGCGACGACACTCAATGCTTCGGGTGCTACGGTGTTGACCGGCGCAGTGACCGGGGCCGGCTTTACCGCAGCCGTGGCCGCGGCTGGTGCCCTGACCACGGCCGCCGGCACCTTTGTCTGCAACGGCGCAACCCCGGTCACGGTTTCGCAGGCTGCCATCACCGCTAACTCATCCGTCATCATCACGCTCAAGACGGTTGGCGGCACGGTTGGCGCCCGCCCGCATCTCACGACCATCACTGTTTCTACCGGCTTCACCGTGGTCGGCGACGCTCTCGACACGAGCACCTACAACTATCTTGTCATCGACTGACCCATGAACCTGCATGCCATCGTCAGCGGCGCGGTCGGGGCCATCAATCCGCAGGTGTTTTGCACATTGCGGATGTCGGCCGGCTATGCCGTTGGGCCCGATGGCACGCAAACCCCGGCCTATACGATCGTCCCCAATGTGCCCGCGCAAATTCAGGCGCTCACATTCACCGACCTTATGAAACTGGGCGGCCTGAACATCGAGGGCACGCGCCGCGCCATCTACCTCAGCGGCAACATCGAGGGGGTAGATCGCGCGGCGCTCAAAGGCGGCGACCTGTTCACATTCCCCGATGGGACGGTCTGGCTGGTCGTGCAGGTGCTGGAACATTGGCCGGACTGGACGAAATGCGCCGTCACCCTCCAGAACGGGAGTTGATCGATGCCGCTCCTCAAAGGTAAGGAAAACATCGGTCATAACGTCACGACCGAGGAAAACGCGGGCAAGCCAAAGGCCCAGGCGGTGGCGATTGCCCTCAAGACCGCGGGGGTCGCCAAGGCTGGCGATGCCCGCCTGCCCCAAGCCGACAGCGACGGCGGCTATTCGGTTGGCGACTGCTGGAATGGCCGCACCGCATGAGCGCCACGGTCAGCCTTACTCAGACCCAGATTTTTACCGCGCTTGTCGCGGCGCTGGGAATGTTCGGGCTGACCTCGGCTGCCGGCGGCAACGTCCCGATCATTCGCGGCCAGGTCAACCGTGAGCCTGAACCAACGGCCGCTGACTTCGTGGTGCTATGGCCGGTCCTGCGAGATCGCCTTGCCATGAACATCGACGAATGGTCGGATACCCAGATCACCGGCAGCATCAGCGGAACCGCATTGACCGTCACGGCCGCCACGCCGGGTATCCTCTATGTCGGCCAGACCCTCTATGGCAGCAACGTCCCTGCGGGCCTACAGATCGCCGCACAAACCGCCGGCACGCCGGGGGGCATTGGAACCTATACCGTCAACGCAGCCGCCACGGTGACCAGCACAACGCTGTTCTGTGGCACTTTGGCGGCGACGCAGGAAACCGAGGTCACAATCCAGGCCGATGTGCATGGGCCGGCGGCGGCCGACAATGCCGCCCGTATCGCTACCCTGTTCCGCGACCAGTTCGGCGTCGATGCCTTCGCCGCGCAGGGCATCGCCCTGGCCCCGCTTTACACCTCCGATCCGCGCCAGATGCCCTTCGACAACGGCGAACAGCAGGTTGAGGAACGCTGGGTCATCGACCTCTGCATGCAGGCGAACGTGACCATCACCACTACCGGCCAGTTCGCCGATCAGCTTACCGTCACCACCACTGCGGTCGAGGCCGCATAGGAGACGCCATGTCCGGCACGCAGCTTAATACGATCCCCGCCAGCACTATCGTTTCCGTCGTGCCCAGCGTCGTCAATGCCGGTGGCGCGGCGCTCGATCTCATCGAGTTGTTTCTGACCACCAACACCCGCCTGCCCATCGGTTCGGTTCTCAGCTTCCCCACCGCCGCTAGCGCGGTCAGCTATTTCGGGCCGACCAGCAATGAGGCCGTTGAGTTGGGGGTCTACTTCAATGGCTTCAACGGCTGCACGGTGCTGCCGGGAGCTGCCCTGATGGCGCAATATCCGGCCACGAATGTCGGCGCGTGGCTGCGTGGCGGCAGCGTGGCGAGCCTGACGCTGGCGCAATTGCAGGCGATCAGCGGCGTCCTCACGGTCACGATCGACGGCACGGCCCATACCAGCAGCAGCATCACCCTTTCCGGCGCCACCAGTTTCTCTGCCGCCGCCGAACTGATCACGAATGCCCTTGGCTTGACTGGTCCGACGCAGGCCAGCGTGACCGGCTCCATTGGTGCCACCTTCACCGGCACGGCGAGCGGCAGCCCCGCCACGACGCTGACCATTTCCGGCGTCACCGGCCTGGTATCGGTAGGCGACACCATTACCGGCACCGGCATCAGCGGCACCGTCAAGATCGCCACATTCGTCAGCGGCACCGCGGGCGGGGCAGGCGTCTATACGACCACCGCCGCCACGACCTGTTCAGGTGCCTCGATCACGAGCACCAGCACGGTCCTCGATGTGACCGGCGTTACCAGCGGCACGCTATCCGTGGGTCAAGAGATCAGCGGCGGCTCCATCGCATCCGGCACCTACATCGCCGGCATGCTGACAGGAACCGGAGGCGCCGGCACCTACACTGTAACAAGCGCTCAGACCGCCTCCAGCACGACCATTACCGCCGTGTTGCCGACCGTGAGCTGGGACAGCATCAGCGGCGCCTTTACGGTGGTCAGCAGCACGACGGGCGCCAGTTCGACGATCGGCTTTGGCAGCGGCACCATCGCGGCTTCGCTGGCGCTGACCCAAGCGACGGGTGCCATCACGAGTCAAGGCGCCGTCGCCACCACGCCGGCCGCCTTCATGCCGACCATCGTTGCCCAGACACAGAACTGGGCGACCTTCCAGACGCTTTTCGATCCCGACGGCGGCTCCGGCAATACGATCAAGCAGGAGTTTGCCGCTTGGACGAACAGCACGAACAACCGTTATGCCTATCTGGCCTGGGACACCGACATCACGCCGACCGAAAGCACCACGGCGACAAATTCCCTAGGCTATATTCTGGAACGGGCCGGCAGTAGCGGGACATTCCCGATTTACGAGCCGGCGGGCACGAACCTGCATCTGGCGGCATTCACGGGCGGCCTCGTGGCGTCCATCGACTTCAACGCTACGAACGGCCGCACCACCGCCGCCTTCCGCAACCAGAGTGGCTTGAGCCCCAGCGTCACGACGGCCGC